CAGTATCAATAGTCGTTTCACCAGCAGCACCAGTAAAAGAACTGTGCTGAACAGTAGTACCGCGACGGCGCTGAATTTGAGTGGACATTAGCAAAAAGCTCCTTTAATTAAAGACTACCGTAATCAGAAGAGGTGCCTACAGCATCAGTAATAAGACCCCAGTTAGCCAAATAACCAAGAGTCAAAAGAGTAGATACTGTGCTTTGAGCGGTGGTTGCACTGTTAGCTGCGTTAGTGGCAGACGTAGCAGCGTTAGAAGCGCTTGTAGCTGCGTTAGAGGCACTAGTAGCCGCGTTAGAGGCACTAGTAGCCGCAGCAGAAGCCGAAGCAGCCGCAGCAGCAGCGTTATCATCAGCTTGAAGAATTTCAGTGATGTTGTCAGAAATAGTCTGAGCAACACTGGAGGTAAGGGTCCATTTAACAAACGTGTAAGTATGAAGAGTGCTTGTGGACAGCACCTGCATACCACCGGAGTTAAGAGGACCGGTACCAGTAATACCAGTAATGGTTACAGCTGTTGAGTTGCTGGTTGTGGCGTTTGTAGAGGTACCAGAACCGTTCCAAGTTAGTCCAGAAGCATCTGTAACTTCAACAAGAACACCAGCATCAGGAGAACCACCACCGTCTACAACACCATCATTAGGGAACGTAATTTCAGTAGCTACAACAACGTAAGAACCAATGTCGTTAAGCAGATCAATGATTCGACCGTTAACAGCTTGAGTGGTAGGAACAGTGGTGTTATTGCTTACCCACGACTCTGTGCCATCAATTGTCTCTGAAGTTTTGTTCCAAAAATTAGCATCTACATAAACTTTGGTAGCAGCTTGGTAATCAGTTGTTGGTGTAGGAACAATTGGGCTGCTAGTAAACGTTTTAACGCCATCAATAGATTCAGCACCAGTAACGTTTACAAAACGATTATCAGCTTCTGTTTCCGTGTAATAACGGTTATCAAGTTGACCAGCATCAAGCTCAGCTTCTGTGTAATAACGGTTATCAAGGTCATAAGACCCAACAGAAGTAACGTGACCCTGAGCAGTAACAGTAATGTCCTGAAGAACAGTACCGTTGCTGTTATTAACAGTGGTGTTAGCTCCAGCTACGTTGTGGTTAATTGTGATTTGACCACTACTAGGACTGTTGTCAGTAATGCTGATGTCAGTACCAGCAACCACATCAGTGGTCAGAGCCGTATCAATTTTGCTATCGATACGATTATCAGTAGCAGCCGTAGTAGCCCATTGAGAGTTATTAGAAGACCAAGTTTCACCAGAACCAATAATGGAAGCTTGATCGCTTAAATCACCGCTACCACCAAGAAGAGCTCCGTAAGTATCTCGGAACTCTTGAAGGGCGTATAGGTTTTGGTTAGAAGCATTATTAAGATCTGCTGCTGTTAACGTTGAACCTGGAGTGTAAGTTACAACGTTATCTTCAATGCCAGTGGTTCTTTGAATAAGAACAGTTGCACCGCTAACAGCAGTACCCAAAACAATTGAAGTTCCAGCGCTGTTAAACGTGTAATCAGTACCTTGAGTTTTAAGAGTACCGTTTACATAAACAGCAATATCAGCTTGACGCAAGTATTCAATTGGATCACCGTTGCTGTTGGTAAGAGCAAAAGTGGTACCAGAAGCACTGGTGTAAGTAATTGATGCGTAAGCCATTAGTAAACCAGCTTCAGGATTTCTTGTTCTGTTTTAGCCTTTGAATACCTTTGAAATGCCTTTTGAGCATCTATAGGGGCACCATAAGTAATAGGCTTTACAGTTACTCTACCTGCCTCATCAACAACCTCGATTCCGTTGTTAAGGAATTGCTCAGCAGCGTCACGAATCATTGTGCTTCTAAGTTCCATAAGAGCCATACGCTTGGTAACTTGATCAGTTGTGTCAACGTAAGGAGCTTGTTTTGCATCAAGCGTTAAAGAGTTTTTAGGGTCATCAATAAGGTCTTTGTAATAAACATTATTGGTTCCAGGAATAGCCTCTCGGTTTTGAATCAGATCGTTAAAAGCTTGGTAAACAGAACGACCTTTTTCATCTCGATACTCAGTTCCCATAAACCTACGGAAACGGTTAATCATTACGTCGTTAGCCATAATTCCATATTTGGCTTGGAACACCTGACCAGGCGGTTTAATACCGTGGCGGAACAGTTCCATATCAACAGCATCAGAAGCGTTAGGAACAGGCCAATGGCGACCCAAGAAGGTGGTCATCACACTGGCTTGAGTAGGACCGGTGTACATAATGTCACCAGATTTGTACCAATGCGCTTGGCGATAATCACCTTGCTTGACGGCTTTGATTCGGGCATCAGACAAGAAAGAATCCATGCCCTCAGCAAAAGGAAGGAGACCAAGACGGTTAGCAAGCAGCGCACCACCCTGAGCAAGGAACTTACCAATGTTCATTACATCCTTAACGCCTTCACCCCACTGTTCCCAATAAGAAACCTCTTCACCAAGACGGGGATCTGGTTCTTTAACTGATACAACACCAGCAGCTTCACCAGAGAGGACAGGGCGAGCACCATAAGCCTCGTTAGTAGCCCTTAAGATGCCTTGACGGAGGCCAGGGAACCTAACACCACCGACTCGTTCTGCAAAATCAAGGATGAAGTATTCAGCATCTTTAGGCTTTTGCAGGATTGAAATAGCAGTATCAATACCAGCAAGAGCAGGAGTATCCATCAAAGTGGCTCCCATCGCCATAATTGCTGAACCAACAACCCTAGTTACATCAGAATCTGTAGCGCTTTTACGGAAGTCCCTGAAATTAGCCGCATAAGCCAGTAGTTCTCCCACATAAGGCAGCCAACGATAAGGAACCCACTGACCTCCAATCTTGATGCTGTACATCGGGATGTAAGCACCATTGGCTTCTTGATACTGATCTCGTTGACCGCCAGTAATTTCAAGAGCATTGCTTTCTACAAGAGACAGAACACCAACGTTCATTGCCGTAGAAAGAGTCAGACCAGAACGAGCACGAGCCCTGGTTGCAGGATCCTTACTGAACAACTTGCTTTGGAATCCCAAAATGCTTGTTGCCAGTTTGTCGGAGTCAGGGTTCTTGTCTAGGAAACGGCGAAGACCAACACCAGCTTCAAGAGCTATGCCTGTAGGAACAGGAGTTCCAGGAAGGGGTTGCGTGTAATAGAAGTGGTGTTTATGGGCATTAAGAGGGGTTTTGATATAAGGAGTCAGGAACGTAGTAAACCAGTTAACGTCACCATCGGCTCCACGGCTCTTAAGGCGGTCATACATTGCCTTCCAAGCGTCGTCCTCCATAGGCATCATCATGTCCATTGCCAAGGCAAGATACTGAGCATCTCGGTCAGCAACGGCGTAGGCAATGTCTTCTGCTTTGTCCCCAACACCAACAGAAACAGGACGAAGGTATTCTTCGTAATACTTCTTATCTACAGCAGATTCAAAAGCTTCTGTGCCTTTGACATACATAGGACGACCTGCTGCATCCACCATATCCTCTACTTCAATTTGAGCCTTTGCACGAGCGTAGAGGTTTGCCATAGTGCCACCAATAAACTCTGTGCTGATCTCAGATGCAGCAAGAGGCAGGCTTCCACCAAGACGCTCACCAGAAGCCAGTTTTGACTCAAAAGGAGTTACAGCGTCTTTGGTCAATCGAGGAAGCAAAAATCTATCGAAAGCACCTTGAGGGCTGAAGTCGTAGCGGAACTTTGCATAACGACCCATAGCGGTGTCAGGCATTTCTTTGTAGGCATCACCCAACCAGAACTGATCGTGAAACTGGAACCAGTTCACAAGAGTGTGGTTCCTAAGTTTTTGAACTTGCTCTTCGCCCAAACGACGCTTGAGCATACCCAAGACGCCTTTGTCACTAATGCCTTCTGAATCGTTCAAAATTCCAAGAACTTGAGATTCACGAATAGGGTCTTTTACCCGTACATCAGCTTCAAACTTTCCGGAGTTATCAATTGGTGTAATCGCATCCGTAATAATGCTGCGATTAAATTGACGACTTTTGTAAACCCAGTTGGCTACGTTACCAGCCATTTGAGTAAAGTCTTGCTCCATCATTGTGCGATAAATTCGCTCCTGACCAACAGCAAACTGAGTGGCCTCGTCATCCTTGAGCCAAGGAATAGAACTCCAAAACTTATTGATCTTTCCGGTTGTCAAACCATCAAGCCAAAAAGCACCACCGTAAATAGCAGTTTGAGGAGGGAACGAGGTTTGAGTTTTGATGTTGGACAAACCACCAGCTTTCATTTGACGCTGAACAATCTCATCTCCAGTGATCATCAAAGATCCAAGAGCCTCAGGGTTTGCACCAGCAACAGTCAGCTTGCTAATGATTTTGTTAAACAGCGCAAGGTCTGCTTCATCTGGGCTGAGATCAGGATCTCTGAATTTGTTAAGAACGTCCTCAACGTTACGGAGGTTAGATGGCAGACCAATGTAGTTACCTACATCATCTGAAATTTGCTCTGCCAGTTGAGCTTGAAAACTTTGAATATCTTTTACATAGTTTTCAATCAGTTGATCAGCGTCTAAACCTTTGCTCTTCTTTTGAGAAACCTTGAGATACATATCTTGGACTTTGCCAAGAATCCCTTGTTTAAACGAAGCAAGAAGACTTGATGCACGATTACGCAGCGTCATGAAGTCCCCAACCGATTGATACAGCAAGAGACCTTCTTGAGCAGCAATAGCTCGATAGGTTTGAATCTCTTCAGGGCTAAGAGCGTCTGCTTGAGTCGTCATGGCATCAACAACCTTGAGCAACCGGTTAGACCCAACCTGAAGTTCAATGGCAGTTGCAAACACCTCAACGTGAGCGTCTTCAACGCCTTTAATAGCCTTTTGACGCTTAAGACCAGCTCGATTCAAAATGTCCAAAAGCTGAACAAAGTCGTTCTCAGCGTTGGCATATTTACCTGCAATTTTGTAAATACGCTCTAAAGCTTTTGGAGTGTAGTTTTCGATCTTTCCTCCTTTACGCTTCAAAGCCTGCAGGATTGCCAGCTTACGAGTTGCTTGAGTGTCGTAGTTACCAACAACACGCTCAAGAGCTTTTGTGGAATCACGATCCCAGTCGTAGCTCACACCGTCAGGACTACGAGCTTCCATTTCAGCAATCTCGTTGCTGTAACGGACGTAATCATCAACAGCTTCTTCAGTGGTAAAACGCTGAATGTCATCAACAATTTCTTCAACCTGATCAGGGTTACGAATACCAAGATCAACTTGAGCCTGACGAATACGAGCGTCTTTGTTCTGAGGGATACCCTCTGTAATACCAGGAGTACGAACAGGGTCAGGATCGGCAACAACGTTTCCTACCTCATCAACTTTTAGAGGTACCTGAGTGCTCATAGTCCAAGGATCTGGCATCTCAGTACCAGCCTCCTTGACTCCAGAAGGGGGTGCTTTTACCCCTTCAGTGGGTGGCATAGCCTCAGCAGGAGGGACAGCCTCAGCGGCCTCTACAGCCTCTTCTGTGGCCCCTGCAGGAGCCTCATTAAGCTTTTGAGCGGCTTCATAGGCTGCAGGGTCAACCTCAATAGGACCAGCCCCACCAGCGTCTGCTTGAAGGCGATCAAACTCTTCTTGAATGGTGTCAAACAGACGAGCTTCAAAAGCCAGTCGAGTTTGCTCTTGAGAAGGGTCTATGTCAGCACCTTGAGCAGCCTCCTTACCGCCATACAGTTTGTAGTTGTCGTAAGCCTCTTTGATGCGTTGATACGATTGGTAGTAAGGGTCTTCCGACATCGACATATCAGGAGCAAGCATTGCCCTCCGATTGTTGATGGTTTCAAGGTTGTTAAACCAAGGTTCTAGTTCATTAACAAAGGAATCAACACCAGACCGTCGAGCTGCAGCCAAAGACTCAGCTTGAGCAGCAGACATTTGAAGTTGCTGCGTAAAACCTTCAGTGGCTTGAGTACGCTCTGTAACTCCTTTACCAAGAGCATCAAGTTGATCTTTGTATTCAAAGAGTTGTTTTTGATAACGGTTATACCTTGCTTTATTAGAACCAGTTAAATAACCAGGATTTTGAGCCTCTAGCTTGTCCATCTCTTTAAGAGACACTGAACGAGCTTTGATCAGATCTCCCAGCCGCTTAATCTGAGCTCTATCTTCAGTTGCTTTAGCTGTAACACCGATCAGCTCAGTAGCAGCCATCTCGCCTTCACCTTGAGCCTTTTGAGTGGCTAGGTCTGCTTGGCTAAGGCCACGAACTCGGCTGCTGAGAAGTTCAATGTTGCCACGAACAGTAGAAGTGAATTGACTGTTGAGTTCTGCAACCTCGTCCATCTCAAGACGTTGACGCAGAGCAGCTACATCAGAATCAACAACACCTTGAACTTCTTTGACCAAAGGAGCTGCTTGCTTTTCAACTTCTTCTAAATTGACTTTCTTACCCTTAATGCGAGCAGCAGCAGTTGCCCTACGGGTTTGGTTGAGAACAGCAAGGTTGCCACGAATAACAGCGCTAGCAGCCGTGTTACCAATGGCGTTCAAAAGCCACTTGTTGTAAAACTTAACGGTTGCATCATCGTCAGCCAGCAGCATCTCCTGCATAGCCTTTTTGACCTTAGGGTCAGTGGCAGACAGCATCTGATCCACAAGACGCTGTTCGTCTTCAGAGGGCTCAGGAGCAGCAAAGAACAGCAGTTCTTCTACAAAGTCTTGAGGCAGGTCTGCACCAACTCGTTTGGCGATCTCTAGACCACCACGAAGGGAGTTACTAAACCCAGGTTTGATGACGTTACGAAGCGTTGCAAGATTAGCCCCATGCGTACCACCAAAGTTAGGCAGCGCAAAGGACATAACAATTGCAGAACCAACATCTGCAATACCTTGACCCAACGGGGTACGAGGTTTAATGGCTTTAAAGTTTGCACCCTCTTCTGACAGCAAAGAGCCACCAGGTGCTTCCTTAGGGATACCAAGCTTATAAACCTCACCTTTTTCAGTGGGGATGCTGATACCAAGGGAAGCAGCACGCTGACCACGTTTAGCTAGTTGGACTTCCTTTTGAGCAACCTGCTTCATCTGTTCAGGTTTACCAGCACCTTTGACGTACAGACCAGCCAAAGGTTCACCGCCCATTGGAGTACCAAGAGCACTTGGAGGAAGAGCCTGTCCAAGAGCTTGAACACCCTGAACAACTTTGGTAGGAATCTGAACTGCAGCAGTGCTAATGGTTCTCAGCGTCTCATCCCACCAGCTAGGAGGATCTTGCTTTGGTTTAGCAGGGGCAGGCTTAGAAGCTTGTGCTGGAGCAGGTTTTTGTTGCGTGATAGTAGGAGCGGCTGGTTTTGTCTGTTGAAGCTCCTCCTCTAGCTGTTCTTCGGTTTCGTAGTATTTAACAGTGCCATCAGGGAGGATAATACGAGGCATTACAGAGACAGCCGATTTACAAGGGTGTTTAAAAATATTTTACGCATTTCAGCTTGAGGAAGCCTCCTGCCGTTTCGACTGATGGAAATATCCAGGTGGACACCAGCTCCTGGGCCATTGGCTTGGTCAATTCCTACGCGATAAGACCGCTCATCGTGTTGGTATCCCCAAAGCTCACCTGGATACAACACACGACCAGGTTGGAGGTTACCAAAGCCTCTAGCGTGTCCAATACTGATGATGTCTCTAGCTCTCAAACCACCATAATTTTCAAGAACACGAGCTCTTGAATAGTTACCGTAGTTGCCAGGAGCAAAGTTAACCTCAATAATTTGCATTTTTACTGGAGCAGCAAACGGCACCTTCATGCTTCTGGTCTTTTTGTCTTCACACCAAAAATCAACTGCACCAGGATTGTGGTGATGACCTAAACCAGCCGCAGTGTATTTAACTTGACAGGTACCATTAGGTTTGCTGGCAGTTGAAGCAAGTTTGTTTTCAAGCTCTCTAAGTCGAGCAGGGTTCATTGGAAGAGGCTTGTTGTTAGCTCCCCTAATGTCAAAGTTCTTCTTATTAAATTGACCTTCCAAAAACTGTTTAAGAGTTAAACCAGGCTTCATGCGGCTAGCAAGATTAAAGCCATCCCGAAGATCGTTAATGCTTTCAGTTGAAAACTGTTTTTGACTAATCAAACCAGTAGCCAAATTTGAAGCACTGTTGTTGCTAATCATTGGTTGGTTAGCCCAGTACCACTGAAGCTTGCCGCTGCTAAGCAATCTTTGGTTTGCGTTAATGAAGTCTTCAGGAGGCAACAGACGCTGGGCAGTTTCAACTTCTCCAGTATTTGGATTGCGAATAACAGACATATATGGGTCTTGAACCGCTGTACGCTTAGCACCTGGAAACATCTGCCTTGGATCAGTAAGCAGCTCGTTACCACCAATTGATTTGAGCATACGGTTTTTGATTACCGTGTCCCAATAATTTGGATTATTTAGGTTTACAGAAGAACCACTAATAACTTCACTGCGAGCAAAACGACGAGCAAATTCCCTTGCTTCATCTTTCTGAAGCCTTAAAGCGTTTCTGTACTTAGATTTGATAACCTCCTGAGCTTTACCGCCTGCAACACCTTGAAGAGCCTCTGCCATAGCTACTTGGTTAAGGCGTGTTACTTCAGCGACAGCACTGGTTTCAAGATCGCTAATTTCAGGACCCCATTCCTTTTGAGAGAAGTTAGTCCGTGATTGCATCTTTTGGCTATTAAACCAATTCCACTCAGAACTACCTGGGTAGTACCTACGCTGAATGTCATCTGGAATGTCTGCCATCGGATTGTCGATAAGCAGCTTCCGTACAGCCTCTTGATCACGTCCAAACTGCCGTGGATCAGCAGGAGTCCCTTCGCCAAAAGTGCTTTTCCTAGCGTCTTGTAGGGTAAAACCGTAAGGAACCTGAAATTCCTTTCTGGTGATTTGTCCTGTTTCTGGGTCCTGAACAAGCAAAGAGATTGAGCCACCGTTTCTCCTTGCAGACTCAATACGGTTGTAAAAGCTTTGTTGACGATCAAGACGCTCTTCACCATCAAAGCCTGAAAGCTCACGATCAAGCGTGAAGTCAAGAGCATCTTGAAAGACTCGCTTGTTTCTAAATTGCTTTTGTTCAGCAATATTCTCCATCTTGCTTTCCATTTCCAACCCAGCGTTACGTTGCTGCGTAATTAGGGTTCGAATGGATCGACCTGTTTCTGGATCCTGAAGGTCAAGGAGGCTAATGTCTCCAAGTCCAGGAAGCTTAAAATTCAGAGCATTTTTAAAATTAGATTCAAGGTTTTTATCGACAATATCGTTTACACCGTTATCGTCTGCATCAATGAAAAGGTTTTTAACCCAAGGAATAAGAACATTGTCTTTCCAATCAGCCCGGCTAAACCCAGCGTTAATGTGGTCTTCTTGGCTTTTAAGAATTTGTGTTTGCAGTGCTTGATTAGCAACAGTTAATTGTTGAGGATTTCTACGGCTTTGATTGGCTACAGCTGCATAAACAGAAGTAGCACTGCCAAGAGTTTCACGTCCTCGTTGCTCATTAAACTTTTTCTTCCAAACAAGATGCTTTTCTAAAATACCTTCACTAATTGCTGGAAGCGTCTTAGCCAGTACAGGGGCAACAAGACCCGAGTACATCTGAACTGGAATGTCTGGATAATTCTTTTGATAATAGGTTTGTGAATAATCTTGAATACGCCGAGTTACATCTGAAGGATCTTCAATTTGTTCAAGATCAGACAGATTAGCGTTGACCCAATTTTGGGTACTAATCGCAGTCTTTTGTCCTGCAAACTCAGCTTTGCTTTTTAGCCACCCATAGCGAAACCAAGGGTTTGTAGAAGCGACTTGATCAGCAAGGTCGTTTTTACCCTTTTTACGAAGCTGCTTAGCTGCTTCACCAATTTCAAGAGTATCCAGTTGGTACTGGGCAATCTGATCAAACAGACGTGAAGCTTGAGCTACTTGTTTCTTTGCTTCTTGTTCAACAAAAGATTTGCTTATGCCAGTTGCTACTTCTGTAAATTTCTCAATAGCTGAGACTTGCTGAGCCAGCTTTTGATCCGGTTGAAACCGTTGAAAATCAAGCGTTTCTCCACCGCGACGCTGAGGGGTTTCAGCAGGCGATGCAGGTGCTGCAGGAGCTGCCTGTTGCTCAGGAGCTTGGAAGTAGTCACGAACTTGACGTTGAGGCTGGATGCCAAAGCTGCTAGTCATTTAAGTCCTCGATTTATTGAGCTGTAGGTTGAGCAGGAACAACTGGAATGGTAGTGACTTGACCAGAAGCCGGTGCCGCAGGGGCCGCTGGAGCTGCAGGAGCAACTGGGGTAGTTGTCCTTTGCTGCGTCATTTGAGGCGGTCTCATATCAATATAGTTTTGAGTTGCCTGAAGACCAGCAGTAGCAATATCAAGAATACTAAGAGCACCAGAAACACTAGGTTCTTTAGGAAGATAGGTTTCAGTTGGGATCGGTGCTAGCGGTTGAACCGGATCAGCATAAGGTCTTGGGTTATAAAGAGCTACAGAATTAGTTTTGTTCTGTGCATCAATAGCTGCTGCATCCATAGCAGACAACTTATCTGCAATACGAAACTGTTTAGTGATTTGACGGTTACTTGCGTTTTGCAGCCACTGTTGGTGGTATGAATTACTAATACGCTGAACAGTTCTACCTACCTGACCACTTGCTACTTTGGAAGCTGCATCTGCAATTGATTTGTTTCTTGAGGCCTCTAGCTGAATAGTTGCTGCAGCTTCTTCTTCATAAAACTTGGCATCAAGATCAGCAAACTGCCTTTCAAGGTTTTTAAGGGCAGAAATTGATGTTGAGGTTTTAAGCTCAGAAGCTTGCTGAGACAGTTTTGATTCATACTGCCTTAGCTGTTCAACGTATTGAGATTGCTTAAACCAGTTCTCAAGGTCAACTTGATAAGACCTGAAATTTTGTTTGTCAATTTCAGTTGCCCTTCTAATAGCGCTTATCGTTTCACTTTCCCACTGGCTCCAACTTTGCTTAGCTAGAGCTGCTTTTGAGTAAGCAGTAGAAGTCAAGCCCAAACCAAACTGAAGCGCAGCTTGCGTTCCAGGAGACAAGAACATCTCTGAAAAAGACTGAGCCATTAACCGTACTTCCTCGCTACGTCAAAGTACAGACCAGTCCATTCAAGAGCTATGAACTTAGCCTGGTCGATGCTGTCGTTCACTAGCTCCACTGTAACTTGGTCATTCTTGCTTTGGATATAAGCCCTAAACTTGGCCTCCTCAAACGGCTCTTCCTCGCTAATAACGATGTTTCCGTTTAGAGGGTCTCTACGGTCAAACTCATAGGTCACCGTATCCCTGTGCTTAGGACTCACTTCAACAGTGAAGTACCTTGCATCGTTGTAATAAATATCCAGGTATCGCAGCTGAAGACGACCAGTACGATTACCAATAAAAGTGTTCTCGGTCGCTGTTCTGCTATACGGCATAAGTTGAGGCGGTTGGTAAGTAAACGTAAATTTCTCACCAAAGACCCAAGAGCTACTTGAGAAATCACCAAGGCTGTCGCAAACAAAACTGGTAACACCTGCAGGAACGTTGTTAGCCACGATCCAACGTTTTTCAGATTCCGAACCACTTGCACTGTTCTGTTTAATAATTACAAACTGACTGGTGTTAACAGTCCTGTAAGGCAACGTAACGGTTGTTTTGTTGGTAGCTGCAGAGTAGCTAAAACTCGCGGTACCAATGTCAGTGGTAATCGAGCTGGAGATCTGACGGTCAAGCAGGAACAGGTCTCCGCTTTCTTGAGGCGGCCTAGAAGCGTTAACGCCCTCAAGGTAATACTCGGTGTTAGCACCGTTAACGTAGCTCACCAGCTTAAACAGGGTGCCCTCAACAAAATCACACCAATAAATGCTCTTGTTTGGGAAGGTCCATTTGTGCCAAGCGTTCTGTCTGTTGGTCAAAGAGCCACCAGAAGCTTCCCAGAAGAACTGGTACACATACAGAGAATCAGGATCGTCCTTGCTCAGAGCAACCAGATACTGGTCTGTACGGCTAACAGCAAGGGAATCAATGTTTTTAGGGATGTACTTAGGGACCGTCTCAGTAATCACTGCGGTCTGACCTAGGTTGATACCAACGGTACGGTCAGTCGTAATGAACGTGTGGAAACCAGTGAAGTCACCCTCTTTGACAGGGAACAGTACTTGAGGACCAACCTGTTCAGGCTTTACCTTCGACTCCATACTGATGGAGCTGATACGACCCACAGAGGCTGTCTCAGGGCTAAACGTAACGTTGTCACCTGAGTACAGACGGAACTGGTTTTCGTTGGAGAACAGTACAAGTTCGTCCTGCTGCTGCAACGCGTAGTTCAACACAGCAACGTCGTTACTGACAGCGGTAAGGTCAATAGGATCGCTGTCGACAACTTGAAGAGCTGACTGTTGCCAGAAGTTGTAATAGTCTCCAGACTCACTCAGGATGACGTTTTCACCACTGACAAACCCAAGACGGTTTTTAAAGAACACAAGGTCGTTGATTGTGCTGTCAACAAACGAAGGTCCAGGTAGTTCCTCTTCATCACCAGCTAATCGAGTACCCCAGCCAGGCAGCGTGAAGGAAACAGTGCTGTCGGTGTAGGCTGTGCCGCTAAAGGGCTGGAACGTAAACCTTGTAAGGCCATTAGCGTTCCTGTAATAGATAAACGCATGAGGCATCGTGTTGTCGTCTAGGAGCCCCCTAGCACCCCACCCAGCAGTCTCTTCCCACACACCACGACCGAAGTCTCCATTAGTTGTGGTGTTCTCAGCGTTAAACGTCAGGTAGTACGAGCTTTGACCTGAAGACCCATCAGGAGCCACAAGGACCGTATAGCCTTCCCAAGAAGTCGGAGGAAGCTCTGTGATGCTGGTGACCTGATTGGTAAAACCAGACATCAACGTGTTGCCTCGTGCGTCGTGAGCTACAAAGCTTTTGAAGTAACGAGAGCTGTTTGTAAGGCCAATGAGGATTTGAGAGTCTTTGACGGTAAACGTCAGTTCGTTATGAATGTCACCTTGATCGAGACCATCGCCAATCGTCAGAGTATGGGAACCGTTGGCAGTGGCGTTTACGGCTGTACCAGCTTCGTTGACGAGGGTAAAGCTTGTAGTACCTATAGATCCAATAAAGGTATTTGCAGGAATACCAGTACCACTTACGGTCTCACCAACGGCAATTGAATCAATATCTGTAGCTGTGACGCTGCTAACGGTGCTGCTGCCAATAGAAAGTGAACCAGTAATGGTTTGAGTTGCACTTACTAATTTTTGAGCAATAGTTTCAGTACTAACAACGTTTGGATCACCGCCAGCATCAGTCAAAGATGGGCTGATGTAATGGCCTCTGATAACGTCGTTGTTATCTAAGGTAATTGTGATTGCATACTCAGTGTCATAGTCAACCAACTTGACCCACACCTGAGCTTTGGTAGGACGGTAAACAGAGCTGATGCTGCTGACGTTGTATCTGGTAAGAGTCTCTGCTGCGTCGTAGGAAGTTTCTTTTTGAACGTTAGTTACAAAGACGTAATCTTGAAACGACGTAGCCCTAAACCGATCACGAGCCCTACCAGATCCACGGAGGTAACCAAGATTGGTGGAGGTAATGTTGGCAAAAGGTTGCTCAACTGGCACAACGGAAGGAAGGATACCGCTAATAGGTTCAACATTGGAGACGCCAGAAACAAACGTATAGCTTGATTCAATAGTCAGCGTTACTCCAGTCGTTGTAGCAGTTGCATTTTTGCTGAGAGTGATGCGAGAGCCAGCAGTATCAATATCAACAATTTTGGTTCCGCTAGGTACACCACTACCTGTTACACCAGCTCCGACAAACAAATCTGTCATAGAACTGACAGAAGTCACCACAGCAGAACCACTAGTAATATTCCCAGTACGAGATACGGTACGGCTGTCGTCAGCAACAATGAGAATAAATCGCTCGTCACTACTGCGGTTGTAGACGAAGACCCAGGCCTCATTCCACTTGATGGGGTTGGTAAGGGTCAATCCTCCAGCGTTCTTAGTCAGCGTATCAATACGCTTTACAGGCACAGAACCAAGACGCTTTTTAAGACCTTCAACAAGATCGCAGTTAGCGTTTTCAAGAACTTTGGCAAAACCAGGCAGCACAAAGCTGTCAGCTTGTTGGTTTACACCTTTATTAAGGGGACCAATGATTTGGCTAAAAAGTTCTCGTGACATCAGCGATCAAGGATGTTGGGACCAAAAGTAGTAACCACACGGCCACCGTACATATCATCAGGACCACTGATGTAGTTGTAGTTCTGAGCCATGTCCTCAGTACGCTTCAGGGTTTGCAAAGCGTTCTTTTCATCATCAGCCGTATAGCTCTCAATACTGGCAGAGGTCACAGCACGGTTAGAGAACATCCGACCAGCACGGATCATAATGTACCGCCGAGCAGTCTCAGGCAGGCTGTCCCACTCCAGTTCCTCCACAATCTCAGCAACCAGATCGCTAGTACCACCAGTGACACTGATACTGAGACTACCCCTCAGGTCATATGTGTTTTTAAGGCGATCAAAAAGCCGAAGACCGCGAAGAACAAACCTTTGAGAGGGGTACGACAGCGGGTTAAACCGTACAGCCAAGGTGTTGCTAGGAAGCTGGGATTGACCTGTAGAAGCGTCCAGAGGAATGGAGTCATACAGCATCGTGTTCCAAGACCACCCAGCGCCTTGAACCTCACGACTAACCTCATCCAAGGTGCGCTCTGCAAGACTAGCGTCACCAGTTAGTGGTGGGTTTAGAGAGTTAATAGGTGCTTCACCAATAATGGCGAGCAGAGTGTTAACTGCACTGAGTTTACTAGTCGCCATTTATTGCAACAAAAAAGGGGAAGCATTTGCCTCCCCTCATTGTATTGGTAATTAACTAGAAGCTAGTTAATCAATACGGGTTGCCGTCGTGCAGCAGGCTCACAGCGCACTCAGGGCGCAGCACACCGTGACCCACGGCATAGCTGGCAACCATCATGGTGCTCTGAGTCATAGCTTTGTACTCAGAACCAGTCATCTGCATCGACACGTCCTTCAGGGACACAGTACCCACAGCTTCCTTGGTGAAGCAGAGGCCGAAACAGTTGGCGATGGAGGAGGTGTTACCTTGCTCATCCTGCCAATAGTCGTTGTAGCCAGAAGCAGCTTGACCATCAGAGCCGTCGCGGCCATTGATGTAGTTAGGACGCTCACCACGGGTGGTAGCAGCCTGGTTGCTCAGGCCAGCGTAGGTCTGGCTGGAGGTGTAGCTGTTGATGCCCAGGTGGTTGCTGGTCAGCAGGCGGAAGCCAGCCACAGAAGCAACGCGGTTCTGGTAGATCGAGCCGTTAGCACCGCCAGCAGCGTTGAAGTCGGTGTTGATGGCACGGTCGCTGTTCAGCACGTCGTAGTAAGCACCAGGGCTCAGGACGCACACACGGCCTTCCTTAGGAGCATCCTTCTCGTCCAGGGCTTGGCAAGCCTTGAACAGGTTCTCCACGATCAGGTCACCACGAGCGTTGCGATCAGCAGCACCGTTCAGGTCAATACCGGTGAACGAAGTACCACCAGGCATCCGGTTCAGAACGAACAGACGCTCGCCCACTTGGAAGCCAACACCAGTACCGGTACCAATCGAACCAATCGGGTTGATGTCGAAGGTAGCAGCGCCGTTGGTAGGAGCGGTGGTGATCACACCATAAGAACCAGAGTTCTCGCCATACACAACCTCACCGATTGCCCAGAAGGTCAGCTCAGAGGTTTGGAAGTTAGCGCTCAGGGTAACGGTGTTGGTGCTCACAGAGGAGTAAGTACCACCATTCAGTTGGAATCGCTTGGAATCCCAATCCTTAATGCGGCCATCAGACTCGGTAGCAGACAGCAGGGTGCGAGCCAGGCGCTGGTCATAAGCCCGAGCCAGAGCGCGGCCAAGCTCGGTCGAATAGATCGAACGAACGTCCCAGTGCAGTTTGGCCTCGTCCAGGTCATAGATCGAAGCGTCAGCGATCAGCAGGTCATCAATGGTGATGATCTTTTCGCCAATCATGCCTTTGTTACCCTGACCGGTGATGAAGTCACCAGGACGGTGGTAGCGGCTGGAGAAACGACCAGTGATCGGGAAGCTTGCGCTCTTGCCCGAAGAGATGGTGCGCTTCATGGTCAGATCCTTGAAGATCGTCTCACGGTTGAAGGTCGTCAGAACTTCGCCAGAGAAAATCTTGAGGAAGTTAGCGCTTTCGCGCTCATAGTTACCGGAGGCAGAGCCAGCGTTATATTGAACGCCATTAATACTCCCCAACCGGCTAAGAGATGCGTTGAGGTCAGGCATCGTTAGTTAGGTTAGTGACTGTTTACGGGCGCTCGTAACTCAACTGTTGTTATCGCCTCAGCGGCAACAATGTTTACGTTCGCTAATGAAATATTAACCCCTAGGACCTAGAACGTCGCTACGGATCAATTTGTCTTGAACGTCTTGGGTATAAGCAGGATCTTGCAAATACCGAGGATCATTCATAGCAGCCATGACTTCCTGACTGGAACGGAACACATCGCTGCTGCTACCAGACAGCTTGCCACCGATCAGTTCAGGCTCATAGCCAGAGTTTTCTTGGAAGGCGTAGTACAGAGATTGCAAAGCGTTACGAGCACGGTAGTAATCACCGCTGTTCACTTCACGGTTGTAAGCCTCAAGTTCAGCAGCATCGAGGTTTTCCCGAGCCCACCCTTGAACAGCTTCAAAGTTATCTTGACCACCAATGCTTTCCATAATGGTGGCTTCTTCATCCTGAGACAGGACAACAACTTCCTGTTCCTCTACTTCCTCAGTAGGGGACTCCTCAGCAGCCTTTTCGTAGCCACTACGGCCACCCAGTTTCTTCTCAAGCTCTTGATAAGCCTTAAGCAGCTCATCAGGAGAACGGAACTTGCCAGCAATCAGTTCCTCTTGTTGTTCCTGCCTTTCAGCAGCTTCAAGGGCTTCAATGTCTTGCTCGCTATAAGGCCCAGTTTCCTGTGCCAAGAAGTTATCTGCAATGACTTCCATGATCAGCCGATACGAACGGTCAGATCAGGATAGATCCAAACAGGACGCTTTGCCTTAGCAGCAGCGACATATTGCTCATACACCTCAGGCTTCTCTGCCTTCAGTTCTGCAATGAGCAGATCCATCTTGGATTTAGGCTCAGGCTTTTTTGGAAGCTCTTTAACCTCAGAAGCCTCCAGGGGCTCCACCGATTTCTTGACTTGCCCGGATTGAGTCATTTTCAGCTTTAACGAGAGCGGCCTGTTTAGCAGGATCGTTATTGGGATCTTGCTGGGCCATTTGTTGCTGCATCATCATAGCTGCTTGTTGTTCTTCAGCCATCAGATCCTCGTCGCTCTTAATCAGTTTGTAAGTATCCAAACCGTCAGAGGCTGCAAGGCGAGTAATCAACTCACGGCTGTTGACATACTTGATCATCGTTTCGGGACCAAGGGTTCCAGCAATGGTTTGAAGGAACTCAATCAGCTTTGCCTTGTCGTTACCACGTCCCAGGGCATCAAGACCAGTGGTGATCTGAGGCTTCACAATGTCCTTAGGAAGCTTCGGAAGACGCCCTTGACGCTCCATAAGGGCCATCTTGCGGTTCACAAGTGGAAGCTGCAGTTCAACACTGAGGATGCTGTAAATGCCACCGAGTCCGGCTTCCAGCTCTTGTGCAACCATTCTGATCTCTTCGGCTGTCACTCGGTCCCGGCCAGAGGTACCAGCTTGAATAGCGCTGTTAAGCAGGAACGCAAAGCTCAATCGTTGTTCGATACGAGCGATGGTGTTCAAAGCAACCGTGAGGTCTGCCTGCTTCTGCATTTGAAGAGGAGCCACATCGTTTGGGTTGCCAGCAACAATTGATCCATTGGCAGCCCGAGCAAGAGCGTCAGGGCGAGTTGTGCCGTTAGGGTTGCACAGGAAGATGATCTTGGCTGCTGCTGCAGAGCCCTCCACGATGGCTTTAGAGAGGTACTCAAGGCTCTTCAGGTCTCCCAGCAGCTCTTCGCAATAGCCACGGCCATAAGCTTCGTGAGCCACACGGAACATCCGCAGGGGGATCCAAGGGCTCTTATCAATTGGAACAGAACCAGGCTTACCAATTTGTTTGCCGTAAGCCTCTTGATACCAATTGCAGCGGTCAGCTTTGTAATCCCACTTAACGTGAGTAAACAGGAAAACAGTTTTATCTACAAACTTACCTTCGGCGTCCTTGGGAGCAATCTTTACAGGCAGCACATCAGGGTTAACTTCCTCACGCACCACAACCTCAAGGATGTTTCCTTCAGGGTCACGGTTCAATACAAAAGACTTCAATGGGTAAACCCTGGTGCCACTTTCAGCGACATACAACAAAGCGTTACCGCCAATGATCAGATGCTTGAGAGCCTCAAACAGCGCGGTGCGATCACCAGACTCTTCAATGTCCCGCATGACGGAACGTTCCATGAGAGCCAGTTGCTGGTCAAACTGTGACTGCAGCTCTTTGTAATTCTCAAGCTCCCGCTTGAGCTTCATGTCGTCTACAGAGAGACGGAAGAAAGCTTGGTTAGGAGGCAGCAAAGCAATCAGCAGTTTGCTAGCCAGGTTGTTTACACCACGAGCACCAAGACCTTGGTAGGTGGTTTGAATCTTGGTATAGAGGTTCTTACCAGTACTACGGTCGTTATCCGTGATTAGAGTCGGCAGAGTGTACTTGCTGCACTCAATAGCTCGATCCAGATAAATAGTCTTTTCCGGCTCAAGAGCCGAATAACGAGCCGCAGCGTTAGACATTCAAACCACCAGTTGCAGTACTTGCTCCCATACCCATACCGCTAGCACCAGCAGTAAGAGGGGATTGTATCTCCAAACTAGTACGCAGTGCAGCAGGTGTGCCAACACGACGGCGAACAGGAGAGCCAACGTTAGAAACACCCTGCTGACGTTGAATAGCAGCTTGCAGTTGGCCTTGTTGAATAGCTAGAGCAGACTGAGACTTTTGCTGAGCAATCTGCTGCATTGCCGTCTGCTGAGCCATCTTGGCGGATTCAGCAGCTTGAGTCGTTTGAAGACGGCTTTGTTCAATCTGTTGCTGGAACTGCTGAGAACGCTGAGTAGCTTCGGCCTGCATCTGTTGCACTTGACGCAAAGCTGCTTCACGAGTGGCTGCTGCTTGAGCTCTAGATGCCTCAGCTTGTTGACGAGCAGCTTGAGCTTGCTGGTAACCAGAATAAGCTTGACCAGCACCAAGAGCTAAAGCACCTAAGGCTAGGAACAAATTAGAAGAGTCTTGTTTAGCCATTAGCTGTACTTGGTTTCTTCTTGTAAGTTGTACTGGTCTTTCAAATGCCGTACAACAGATACTTGTCCAGCAGCAAACCAGATAAGTTTCTCTTCCATACTAAGGTCAGGAGATTTATCTGGATACAACTCTTCTAGGTATTGAATAATCGCTGGTTCGATGTAAGGAATCATATGTTCAAGCCAGTTGGATTGACGCGACCAGGGGCGGTACCACCATAGCCACCAATGCCAAACCGACCACTAACACGAGTTCTAGAAACACCAGGCTGTCCAACGTTTTGTGTTCTTCGGGTTTGTTGTGTTTGTGTTGGTGCAGTTCTTTGAGCCTCTTGGCGAGCTTGAGCTTCACTCAAAGCGGACTGAGCACGCTGTTTACCTACAACAGCTTGAGATTGTTTTTTAGCAACAGCAGCTTGTTGTTGAGTTTCAGTTAAAACTTTTTGAAACTCAGTTTTAACTGCTTCTTCTTCTTTTTGTTGTTGAGCAAGAGCAACTTTTTGTTGTGTAATAGCTTGAAGAGCTTCGTTTGAAACTCGTTCATACTCAAGTTGTGCTTGATATTGAGCATCAAATTGAGCAAGGTAATCTCTAAAATTTCCCTGACCTACTTGAAAGGTTGGAACCTTTACTGAAGGTGGAGCTTTGTAACCATAAAAGGGTTCTTCAACAACGTTTGAATCTCCTAAAAGAACTTGTCGTTGGTTGAAGCTATTCCAAGCTGCTTCAAATTGACGACTTCCGTTAGGAGATTCCCGTGCGTTACGGCGATTGTTTGGATCCCCAACTCCACCAAACTGTTGAGCCCAGTAGCTTGTTGGGTACCAAACTTCAAAGAACTGATCTTTAGTCAGCAGCGCCATAACAAGAACCCTTTATGTATCAAGCGTAGCTGGGAAGATCAGAGTTACTTGTCTCAAAGAACGCAGGCATTCTTCCTCGTTGAGTCTCAATCAGACCTTCGGCTTTACCTGCGTACATCAGGCTATCGCTTTGATCCAGCCAGAACTGCTTGTCCAGATACTTGTTATCGGAACTACCAAGGGGTTGCATTACCCAATTAATAGTTGCCTTACGCAATTTATCAAGAGAAGGAGAGACACTAAGCCCCAGCTCACGACAAACAAGGCTATTGGCAGCAACGTGAACTTGTTCATCACGAGAGATGTCTGCAGATACCGTCCTCAGTCCAGCGTCACCGTTGAAACGGAAAAAAGGAAGTAGGACGAAGAAAATCGCACGCTCGGCCACCATTGCTTTGAGGACCGTGTGATCTGGATGTTGAATCCATGCATCCCTAAGCCTGATGGCCTCGGATTCAGCCTTCTCATCCATGCCCAAAGCGTTGGTGATGTAACCGAGCGCAAGGTCGTGCTTCTCCTCGTCTTTGATGTTGGATCGTAGGAGGTCCACTGACGCCTTAGGTACTTCATTTTTCAGTGCTTCATCAATAAAGTCACCA